GTCTCACTGGATGGCTCCGTGGGCTGCCCTGATGAAGGCTTCCGCGACCGGCGCGCAGATCGCGTTACCGTAGGCGCGCAGGCGTCCCACTCTGGAGGGAGCCCCATGAGCCAGCGGGAATGTGCCGGGTTCAACTGGCCGGGCTTTTCCGTCTCGGCAGGGTACCCACTCTGCATCCCTCCAGAAGCCGTTAGTTGGGCCTGGAGAGACAGGCTGGTCAGGCTGACACCCAACTGTGCCCCCTTGGCTCTCGCCTTCTCCTTGCGTGCTAGGAATTGCTCTGGGGTTCCTCCGGCTTCCCGTGAGGCTGGAGTTATCCAAGAGGCTAACTGCGCCGTGTAGTCCAGCCTGTCGTAATCCCGACTCTTGCCATCCTTCCTGATCCGAGAGGCCTCGCTGGCCCCATTCGCTGAGGATGTCGTCGGTGTGGGCCACGAACCAGAGGCGCTGTCGGATGTGCGGAGCCCCGAAGCCCGCAGCCGGAATATCAGCCGCCCCGCAGGAGTAGTGTGCTCCTTCAAGGTCATCGAAAACAACATCGAGCCACGGCCGGTCAGTTGTCTTTTTAGAGCCTCCGATAACCGCTGCTGAAGCGACTTGCTCTCCGAAGACGACTGGAGGTCTGCGGGCTTCAATGAGCTTGAACCAGATAGGCCACAGGTGGCGCTCGTCTGAGGTTCCTCCTTGTCCTCCAGCAAGGCTGAAAGGCTGACAAGGACATGATCCTGTCCAGACTTGTCGATCATCAGGCCATCCGGCCCGTCTAAGTGCATGACTCCATACTCCGATACCAGCGAAGAAGTGACACTGTGTGAACTCCTTCAGATCATCCGGTGAGACATCAACAATGCTTCGATCATCGACCACACCGGCAGCGATCAAGCCTGCTGCTATAAGGTTCCTCAGCCACTCTACGGCGAAGGGTTCGATCTCGTTGTAATATGCCTTTGGCTTACTCATAGCAACTCACTTGCTTTAGGTCATACGTCTAGCGTCCCCATGGCTCCATATGTCTCCGTGGGTAGAAGTCTCCCGGTCTCCCGGTTGTAGGCCAGTGTGTCAGCGACTCCCAGATCTCCGAACTCTCTGTTCTTGAGGAGCCTCACTTCACACTCGTCAGGGTTCTCGCCTTGCTGATTGCGTTCAAGGGCCACCACGTTGTCTGATAGTTGCTTGAGACCACCAGACCCACGAAGCTGACTGAGCGTCACCCGGCCGCCCTCTTCGTGTGGTTTCCCTTCAGGCTGCTTCAGGTGGACAATCGCAATGACCCCAACCCCGGTCTCTTCGACTAGGGATCTCAGGGAGGTCATGAGCCTATCAATGTCTTTTCGCTCGTCACCAGAGCCGCCTTCTTGGCCCGAAATAACGATGCTGATGTGGTCCAGCACAATGAAGTCCACCTTGAGGACCACAGACATATATCTCAGTTTAGAGATCAATCGGTCACTCTCAAGGCTCCCGAAGTGATCATAAAAGAACATACGCTCCTTGATGACCTTATCGTAACTCTGAGCCCACTGTTCCTTGGTGATACACCCAGGCTCGGCTCGGAGCTTGCCTAGGGGCACATCTTGGTCAATGGCGATGTAAGCCTGAGCGGTCTTCTCCTTGCTCTCTTCCAGATAAACATTGCCGATGGTGAGGCCGTGGTCCTGGTGGAGACCGAAGGCAATCTCCCTAGACAGGGTGCTCTTTCCGATCCCAGACCCGGCCGTTAGGAGCGTGAGTTCCCTCTTTCGAAGCCCAGACATCTTCTGGTTCAGGACCGGGAGCCTCAAGGCGTAACCCATAGCCACGGCCGAAGTCAGGGACTCCAGAGTGATATCAGCACCCGATATGATCCCATCAGGCCTCCACATGGTAGCCTGCCAGAACGCCGCTGTGAGAGCTCCTGGCCCCTTGGCCTGTAGGACCTCGTTGGCGTCCTTGAGCCCATCCGGGAGAACCATGTAATAGGCCTTACCAGGGGGCAGGAGGGCCAAGCAGGCATCCCTAGCGGCGATCCCTGGGGCATCCTGATCAAAGCACAGGACCACCTTCTCGAAGCCGCACAGCCAATCGTAGGCCCTCTCTATGGCCTTCTCGGCTGACTGAGCTCCGTTAGGTAGACTGACAGCAGGCCACTTGCCATCAAAGGCTGTAGCCATGGAGAGAGCGTCTATTTCGCCCTCAGTGATCACCACGGACCTGCCATTAGACCACAGGTGCTGCCCGAAGAGAGGAAGGTCCTTGCCGTTCCCCTCGATCATGAAGTCCTTACCGGGCTTGCGGATCTTCTGGGCTACAATGCGACCTGTGGCGTCTCTGTAGGGAGCGATGTGGCACTTCACGCCACGGTGTTCACCAACCTGGTACCCGTATCTCTTGCAGATGGACTCCCGGATCTTCCGGTTCGGGATGTCCTGGAAGGTACCCCGGGTAAACTCCCCGGCCCAGGTCTCGGCTGAGCGATCCTCCTGGCTACCATCAGCCTTCACATAGGTTGAACAGGAGAAACAGAACCCGGTCCCGTCCTCGTAGATACCCAATGCGTCACTGGAGGTACATGCAGGGCACGCCTCATGTCTCACAAAACGGCCCATAGTGTCCCTCAGTTAAAAGCGTTCACGGAGCCGTAGCCATACTTACCTTCACCCAGATCCACCAGGGTCACGTAGTCGAACCCAGCGGCCCTGAGGAACGTCTGGAACTTATCCATGATGGTCGGAAGGTATTCCGTGGAGTCGTTAGTCAGATCAATGAAGAGCTTGGTGGTGTCGTCATCGCTGGCCTCATCAAAACTGAAGGTCATCTGGCGATAGATCTCGGGAGACTTGTCGGACTCAGGCTCACAGCAGTCCTGGTAGAAACTCGGATCAGAATGCACGTCGTCAAACAAGATCAGACCTCCCAACCACGGAAGTAACGGACGTAGGGCTTCCCTGCTTCGTCCTTGCGACGCTCCGTGAGAACATCATAGCCGAGCTCACGGATCTTATAGATACAATCGGCCAGGTGCCGGAAGCCGTATGTCGAGAAGAACTCCATGTGCGAGATGGAGCCACGGCGCTCTAAGTGCGCAAGGACCTTTCGGGCCAGCGGGGTCAGACTCATGTCAATTGCTATGCTATTGGTCATCTCTAAGCCACTCTTCAGGAATTACGGAGTTACCGGCCCAAGGGAACCCATGGTCCTCACACCACTTGGCGTAAGACGTGGGGCTTCCCTTATAGATCGGCTTGTTCTGGGGGTTGCCTGAGAACACGAAACGGATATCGAGTTCTGGGTGATCTCGCTTCACTTGGATCATCTTGGTACGGTCAGCAGTCTGGAGCCAACCCTTAGCCTCAATGATGATCCCATTCTCAAGTTTGAAGTCCGGTGTGTACGTGGCGACCCTAGCAGGGACCTCGTACTTCAACTTCAGTTTCTCATACTCAAACGAATAGCCGGAAGACTCCAACTGAGCCGCCAGCTTATCTTCGAGTCTGGATTTGTAGAGTGCCCGAATGAGGACCGGGCGCTCATAGTGTTTCTTCCTGGACCTGTGTTGACCTGGCGAAACCTTGTTAGATGTCGAGGTCGCCATTGTCGATCACGCCGAGCTCCGGTCCCGTGTCCTCCTCATCGTCCATCTCAAGGGCATCCATCATGCCACCACCGGCACCACCGGAACCCTTCTGGACCAGCTTCGTGATCTGGGCATCGAACAGGTAGAAGGTCACACCGGACTTCCCAGCGATGACCCAGGGATGCAAGCGGCCAGCAAGACGCCCCTGAGAGCCACCACCGACCTTACCAGAGACCGGGCGCTTCTTGGCGTCGTAGATCTTGGGAAGCATCTTGGTCTTCGCGAAGAGGTATTCCTGGTCCTCCCGGTCAACTTTGATGGGATACGAGTGGGAACGCTTGGACCGCGCCAGGCCACTGGCAGCAAACACCTCGTCACACTTGGCCTTGTAGGCCTCCAAGTCCGCATCCTCTAGACGGAGCCGAGCTCCATAGTAGGCCTCATCGTCGCTGTTGGCGAACTGGGTGTCCTTGTCTTCGAGATACGGAAACGAGAACGTCCCGATCTTCGAGACATAATCAACGTCGTGGGGGTTCTTAGCCATACTTTATGTTCCTTAGTGAGTTTCAACTAACTGATAGCCATTACCATGTGTCAGTACACGGCTCAGCACGGACTCCCGGAACTCCTCCAGGATAATCCCGCTGTCTGCGAGCTCGTCTTGGAGATCCACAGGGAGGGGTTCGTCTCGGAGGATCAGGTGGGTGGCGGTAAAGATCGGGTCCATATAGGCAGAGTCCCGGATCTGGGCATGGGTTCTACGCATCGTGGTATCCTTAGGCGAAAGCGTAAT